TTGCCTTCAAAGCAGTTTGTCGATCTGATTTCATCACAACTTCAAATTGCTCATTTGTCAATTTTGGCTTCATTCCTGATGCCATATTTCCATCATCATCCTCCGCTTGTAACGAAAGCAATGATTGCAATGTGTACCGCCTGAAATACGTTATTGCTGATCCGAGTTTCTGCGGATCATTTATTTCAGGAAGTTTAACCCCACTTTCAATGGAGTTTTTTCCATCACTTATCACACTGCAAACTTCACCATCCTTGATGGGTTGTAAAAGTGTGAGTTTGTGTTTGTTTAGTATTGGCAACACCTCCCTTATTAGTACATTGATATCAAAATACTTTGATTTAAAAAAAGGATTTGTTGCTGATTTTGAAATCGCTCCGATTTCGTTTTGCACTTTCAAAAGTTTTTCGTGCAAATTGTTTTCTGTTTCTGCCATTGTTTTAGATTAAACGATTAAGATCAAACCCCAACGATTGGAGTTTTTTGATTTCATCCACCTGAAATGTACCGCAATTGTTCACTCTTGAACGAAGTGTTGGGATTGTCATTTCCAATGCTTGACAAACCTTTTTTCGTGTGAGTTCCAATCGCTCCAATTCGGAGTTGAAATATGTGTTAAATTCCATATTTGAAAAAATTTATTTTCGCTAATATAGAAAAAATTCTTTCTAAAAAGAAACCTCAAGCAAAAAAAATTTACTCAAGGTTTCTGGCAAACAAGGGAAAAGGAATGTTTTTAGTTTTGTTTTAACTGATGTGTGACTGTTACATCAGGATCATTGTTCGGAGTGTGCGCAATGAATTCAAATGTGTTTCTGCGAAGGTTGTATTTCAATGTATCAATCATTGATGATTGGTCATCTTTATAACTATCAAAATTGACATACAATTTGTTGAGTGGTGTTAGTGGCTTTGATCTTTTCCCGTATCCAGTGCCTTCATATCGTGGCACATAAGTTCGGTAATCATTCAAAATCTGTTGTGCATTGTTGCGGTCATCATCAACTGGAATTAGTGATGAAAAAACTCCTTCTGCTAAAAATGCATTGACAATTTCCTCATTTGGCACAACTTCAAAATCATAAACACCACGATTTTCCGAAATTGTTGATGTTAGTATTTGCTCATCACGTTCGGTGTCTGAATCTTTTGCTATTATGTTATCTAAATACATTGCGGAATACCCAGTTCCTGATCCCAAAACTGGTTGGTAAAAGGTGATTGATATTTGCATGTAATATCCCAAATTTGAATTTTTAGGCAAATTTCCTGATTCTTTTTGCCACCTTCCCAAATCCTTTGCATCTGAAAATTGAACTTCATTGTAAACCAATGAGCTGCTCATTAAATTATTGTCTTTATCATAGTATCTTGTTGTGGTTGGAATAGATGGGGAAAGTGATGATTGAACTTTTACCGAATAGTACAATTTATAGGAAACGCTTGTTGCGCTTGAATCAAAAAGATATTCAAAAGAATATTTCACATTGTCTGCGGGTTGATAATTTCCTATTTTGAAAAAACCATTTTGACTAATTGCTGTAATTCTTGATCCACTACTTGTTGTGAAATTTGTAAGTTTATAAGATTGATTGTTTGATCCAACAAAATCGTGATTTGTGGCAACCGCTCCATAAGTTAAAACATAACCAGATGATCCAAAAGTAAATCCTTGACCTGAACTCATTTGCCCATAAACATTTCCCTCTTGTTCTAAATCAGATTCAATAATCACTTTTTTCAATGGTGATAAATATTCAATTGACATATCATTTTCAATAGGTTGCAAATCACTTACAATTCTTTTTGTTACATTCTTTTTTGCATTACCAACAAATGTTCTGCCATTTCCAACACTAAAAACTTGAAAATCAATTATTTCATTTTGACCATTTCCAAGCGCATTTTTAAAAACGCTTCGATCATAGTATTGCCCAGAAAAAACATCATCCAAATACAATGAATTTGGCACAACCCACCAATCGCCAAATGCGTGAAATATCCTTGAATTGGATTTTCGCAAAATGTTTTCCAAAACTTCTTTGTTGTTTAGAAAATTTAATTTATCATCAATGTTTGAATATGTGCTCCAAGGTCGTGCAGGAATATCCCCAATAAAATCGGATGTACCAGTCCATTGTATGTCACCCGCCCAGTATAAATATCTTTCAACTGCGGTTGCATCTTTATTGAATTCTTGCAACATTTCTGAAACATAATACCACTCACCTAAATTTGCACCGCTTTCCAAAGGATTTACATATATATTTAATGCCCTTGAATCATTTACATCAAGCAATCCCAAGCCATCTAATGCGGTGATGGATATCTCATAAGGAGTTGTTGAAAGCACTTCGGAATATGTATCCAAATAAAGAAAACCCTCCCAAAATATTTTCCAATCTCTTGTGGCATCATTACTGAATATTTCATCAATACATTCAGGTGCTTCACAAACACCCGCATCCGTATCAAACTCCTCAACTCTATCTTGAAAGGCATTGCCTAATGTTCTATCATAATAAACTTGTACACGATATTCCTCCTCCGCACCTTTAAAAAAATCATCATAGGAAACATCATCAGTCACAAGCAAATTGATTGTACAACTCGATCCAATGATGGGTTGATAAAAATCATCATCACCCTCCCATTCTATTTGAACAGGATCACCCGTTCCAATCATTGGCAATACATCACCTAAATATCCATCTTGTAAGATTTCAACCTTTTTTCCATTGCCTAATAAATCCGAGAATTCCAATCTATACTTAACCCCGTATGCCATTTTTTTATTTTAATCGTGAGCGATTGCGTTCCGCACGTTGCAGCGCAACCACAAGATCTTGCCCTTGAATTCTAAATTCACCGCCAACATTTACTTGTTGTGTTTGTTTCCCGCCAATCATTGCCTCCAATTTATTTAATGGAGCAATCACCTCTGGATTTTGTTTTGCGCCCGTATATTCACCCATAACACCCAACGTTGTGCCTGAAACAATACCACCATCAGCAAATGCAGGAATTTGTCCAAACCCACTTGAAACCGCTGCAACCGCTCCTGCAATCAATGCAGGTAATACAAACGCTGCCATCGGACCTGCTGCTGTTGCCGTTTTTCCCGCTGCGGTAACCGCCAAACCAGTTGATTCAGCAAATAATGCAGCCAAATAAGTTGCAGCACCTTGTAAGAATGTTGAAAGGAATGCATTGAATGCACTTCCTGCTTCTGACATTGAATTGGCAACGTTTTGCCCTAATCCAATAAATCCATCCTCAACCGCTTGTCCCATTGTCACAAGCATTCCCGCAGATTGTTCAGCGGTCAATCCAATACTCATTAAAAAACCACGTATTTTCGCTGCCCTTTCCTCTGCCTTTGTGACTGTTTCCTCTGGTATTATATCGGTTCCCATTGCGCCAATAAACCCATGAGATGCCTGTAATGTAGAATCACCGCCACCACCAGATGCACCACCACCACCCGATGTGCCTTTTGCGGGAGCAGCTGCACCACCGCCACCAACATCACCAATCAATCCCGTTACAAATCCCGAAACTTGATCTTTTACATTTGTGAGTGCGCCTTGAACTTGCTCAACAGTTTTCTTTTCAAGTGTTGATCCAACCGCATCGCTCATTGCATCAGTGAAATTATCACCAATTTCCTTTCCTGTATTTTTTACGATTTCAATAGATTCATCAAACCCATCTGATAAAATTTGCTTGAATGATCCTTTGAAACCCTTTTCGGAAAACTCCTTGATAAGTTTCCACATTGTTGAAAATGAATTGATAACCAACATCACTTGCGCCTTTGCAAATGAAAACACTGATTGAAATGCTGCCTTGAGGAAATATATAACCTTGCGAAGTGCCTCCGATCCATTATATAAATCCACAAATTGATTGTACAAACCAACCACAACAGGCAAAACTTCACCCCAATTTTTATATATGATAAAAGCAACACCCGCAATAGCAGCCGCAACCAATCCAACAGGTGAAAGCAACGCTCCCATCAATGTTGTAAGTGTGCCAACCAACGTGATAATTGTTGGCAATACAACTGCGAATGCACCCAATCCCAAAATAAGTTTTTGAGTGCCTCCATCTAAATCAAAAAATGCTTGAAATACGTTTTGAATAACCCTTGAAACATCCTCAAAGATTGGCAAAAATCCAGTGAGTAAAGTTGCGCCAAGTTGTGCGAATGATTCCTTTGATGAATTCATTGCCTTGCGCAATCTAAATTCAGCGGTTTGAGCAGTTGCATCAAATGCGGTTTGTGTCATCCCCATTGTATCATTCATTCGCTCAAAGATGCCACGATTCACCTCAACACCCGATCCCAATAAATCCAAAACACCTTTTAATGCCCGAATGTTTGGGAATACAACTTGCGCAGCATCCGCATTGTCATCAAAAGAAGTTTTTAATGTGTTTAATGTAGCTAATAATCCTTCATCCTTGATTTGTTGCTTCAACCCTGCGGATGATAATCCCATTTCATTCAATGCATCCTCCGCTTGTTTTGTTGGTTTTAATAAACCTGAAAGAATGGCATTCAATTGTGTTGCACCACTTGCAGCATCAGTTCCTGTTCTACTCATTGCAGCAAATGCAGCACCAACTTCGTGGAATTGTACACCCATATTTGATGCAACTGGCAACACTGATCCCATTGCACCCGCCAAATCCTCTGATGATAATTTTCCTTCACGCACCGCAGCGGTCAAAACATCTGTTGCTTGTGATGCGCCAAGTGTATCCGATCCGTATGCGTTCATTGCGGAGGTTGCCAAATCTGCAATCGTTGCGGTTTCACCCAATCCAACTGCGGATGCTTTCAATGATGCCTCCAATGTTTGCATTGCCTCATCACCACGCAATCCCGCAGATGTTATGAAAAACAATGCTTCAGCTGCCTTTGATGATGAAACACCAAATTCCTTTGCCATTGTTTTGGCTTTTGCACCCATTGCATCAACCTCATCACCTGCGATTCCCACAAGCGATTTGACCTTTGTCATTGACTTATCGAAATCCGTTGCCATTTTGATTGCAGCACCACCCGCCAATGCTAATGGTAATGCCAATCTTGTTTGAAGTGATTTGCCAACTGCGGTTGTGCTTTTACCAAATGATTTCAACCGCCCTGATGCAGTTTTGAGTGTTGCATTCAGTTTGGATGCATCACCCAATAAAGTAACTTTCAATTGATTATTTGCCATCCGTAGAATTTAAATGTAAAAATACAAAAATCCTACATCTTTAATTTTTTATCAAATGTCGCTGATTTGACTTTGTCTAAAAATGAATTGTATTTGTCCTTTGTGGATTTCGGTCGATTCTTTTCCATTTTGGAATATATATCTTGAGGCAATGAAAACAACTTTTCAGGATCAATCATTTGTGAACGTTTTTGCGCATTCACATTGTACACCATTGCTGCCAAGTATCGGATGCGTTCCCACTCCTTATTGTTGGCAATGTAATATGATTCACCCAAAAGGTGATTTTCCTTCCAAGTATATTTCCAAAATTTTTCAGGTTCAATCCCTACTTGACCGATGAAATAATCGATCAAATCATCCCAAGTGAGTTTTTCGGGAGTTAGGGTTGCGTTTTTTTTTCCGTAGATTTTACCACGTTACGCTTAACACCTTGATTCAAATCATTGCCAAGCACTCTGGATTCCATCATTGCATTCACAATGTCCTCAAGTTTTTCCGCCTCCAGATCCTCAAGCCACATTCCAACTTTGAATTCATTGTAATCAATTTCATTCCCTTCCTCTTGATCATTAGCAAGGATTGCGGAATAAATAAGCGCACGAATTGTACCAAGTGAAATTCCTTCACCAAATATGTCGCCAATCTTATCAAGCGAAATGCCCAATGTATCAGTGAAGTTTGCCCAAAAGTTCATTGAAAAATGCAACTTGCGAGTTTTTCCGCCAAGTTTTATGGAGTAGTATCCCCGTTGTTTGTTTGCCATAGTAAAAAAATAAAAAGCGCAATCCCCTCAAATTGCGCTCAATTCATAATATTTTATCCGTCTGATGCAGCAATTTGCCCAGTCAATGTGATTGATCCTGAATATGAAACAGGTGATTCCATTTCCGCACTTTGCTCAAGTGATGAAAGGAAACCCTCCGCAGTGAAAATACGATCACCCGTTGTTTCAGTTCCGAATACAACAGTCAATTGTGTACGTGCCAAAAGAAAATCAGCAAGTTCAGTTACGTTTGATGTATCATCATAAGTGACTAATCCATCAAATGAAACTTCACCGCTCATCACACCTGCGATAACCTCTTGAAATCCGCTTGAATCTTTTGTTGTTGCCTCTGGCAAATCAGTTGATAATGTTAATGAGCATGATGTCGTATGCCCTAAATTTGCTCCCTCTACCGAAAGAATCAGATTTGTTCCGTTAAATACACCCGTTGTTGGCATAGCTTATAATTTTTTAATTCTATACAAATATACTTATTTTTTTTATATGTAATCAATCCCAAAAAAGGAATGAACACCATTATCACTCAAGGTGATTTCGTATTGCTCCCAATCCTCTGGTTGCGCTTCAATACCTTGCCAAAGTACATCAACGGAAAAGTTTTCCGCCAATACCGCATCGGTTTCGATATTGCCCTCATCATCATAAACTGGTTGCTCCACGATTGGATGATATAATTTCACAATCACATGCTTGTGATCAGGATGTGTTTCATCCAATTCCTCATCATATTGTGATGGCAACGCATCAATCAAAGCATCCGCAGTTGCTTCATCTGGAAATTCATATTTTTTAAATATATGGCTCATTTTATTTTTTATTTTATGGAGTTGTTATTTCAACCATTTCCGCATCGGTGAGTGCCTTATTCCATACGAATAATTCATCAGCGGGAATACGTTTTCCCGTATCTGCATTGAATCTAAATTGCCCAATCAAAATGGAATCAAAATCCCACGAAACCGCAGTGAGTGATGAATTATTAAATACTTCAATCCCATCAATATAAATTACAACGTGAGTGCTTGAAATATATTTGATCGCAATTTTTTTTACATCACCCAATTGTGATGAATGTGAAATATAGTCGATTCTTTGCGTTGTATTCCTCCGTTCAAGTTGCAGTTGAGTTGTTGAATAAAACTTCAAATTCAAATACCTAATTGCATCATTGTTTTTTGCAACCCCTGTAAAACTTTGTGTGTTGAAACCTCCCGAATCGTATGCGGTGATTTGCCCTTTCCAATAAACAGTAATTGGATAATCACTTGCTAAATCCCCGAATGGTTGATTGTATGCGGAATCCTTGTTGCGTGTGATTGCTCCAACTGTTGTGTTGATTAAACTTGTTGCTCCACTTCCTTGTTCAATTTGCCCACCATATAAATATATATTCTCACCTGATGAATAACTTCCATTGAAATACAAAGCAAACTGCAAATTTGTTCCTGATGAAGTGAAATCAAATGAAACTCTATACCAATCATTTGGATATTTTTCAACCTTTAAATTTGATGAATTTGAGTTTGCAATGATATTGCCATTTGATAAATTTACATCCATATTTGATGCCGAAAAACCTTCTTGCAATCTCACTTGATTATGTGTTCCCGCCTTTATGAATGCAGATATATTGTGCGTAACACCTGATGTCCCCGAAAATCCTTTGAATACAACCGCAGTTCCTGAAGTTGTTGCTTGTACTTTTGCACCTTCATTTGTTCCATTTGGAGCGATAGCATCATTGTTTGTGGTTGATACTCCTATTATTGAATATCCCGTTAATGAGTTATTTGGAAAAACTTTGTTTTGCCTTGATTCCTCCAATAGCAATTCAGCGCATCCCGTTGGATTGCCATCCGCATCCAATCGATAATTCAAACGAGGCACGTTTTGTGCCATTGTTTCAATATAACCGCCCTTGTTTATGCGTGTGCCTGATCCAGTGCGTGTGAATGTGAAATCCCCATCACCATCAGATGGTAAAACTGAATAAACTTTATCCTCCGCATACGCTGCGGGAATCATTGCCAAATTTGCAGTATCCTTAACTCCCATTTATTTGGTTTTATCTTTTATTTTTTCAAAGGTACGCAAACCACCCAAACCAAGCATCCCCAAAAGAATGGTAATGAGTTGATCCATTTGAATTGCGGGAGGCATAATATCAGGTGAAACCCACGCAATCAAATCACGAATGATGAAGTTGTATGCAAGTGCCAATCCACAAATCCAACCAATGAATGGCCGCCAACCCGCAACAAATATGCTCCGATGTTGCGCCTCCATTTTGTTGATTTCGCTTTGCACCTTCACAAGTTCCATCATTTTATCAGGATCAATTTCCTTGCCTTTGATTGCTTCACGAATATCCTTTGCAAATTCACCAAGTGATGATTTGCCACCATTATTCAATCCCAATAATTTTGCAAATAGTGTTTTCATTAATATAGCCAAATTACATTTTTACTTTTATCGGGATCATTATCAACGTGAATGAACGTTTTGGCAATCCCTAATCGATTAAATCCAACGAGTTTCAAAATATCAACCAAACGAAACCTATCCGCTGAATTGTCGCAACTCACATCAATCGCATATCCTTTCAAATGGCTTGATGATTTTGATCCGCCAACCTTATCATTGTGAGCAATCGAACGTACACCCGAATTGATGCGTATTGGTTTGCCAAACAACTCACGTGCCTGATCAATCATTTGCAGCACATCTGCATCCATACGTTCACCGCTCCCAACTTCATCAGGTGAATCAAATTCGCTAATTTTAAAATGCCTCATATTAGGTAACAAATGATTTTTCCATGTGAGCAACTTACATTGTCAAAATGCCCAACAATATCACACGATGCTTCAACGTTTGTGATTGTGATTGAACTATCACCACCCGTTGTGTTATTATCCGCAGTGAATGATGAGTTTTTTAATGGTCGTATTGTGTGATAAAATTCACCATCTGGAGTTGAATCCCCAGTTTGTAACACCCTGCAACCAAATTGCCCAAGTGTTGCTTTTTGATATATATGTGTAAATCTTAAATTGTTAGCCATTTTTATATATTTATATTTATTCTTGTTCTTCTATTTCAATTCCATTTTCCAACAACACATCAAGCCATTCGGCTTCATTGATAAAATAATCTATTTCAATCCAAGTAGTGCCTAAACATTGCTGTGGTGTAATACTACCATAACTTTTTATTTCACTTCTTTCGTTGTTAAAACAAATATAAAACGTTTTAACATCAGGGTAACATAAATCTGTTTGTTCTATCATATCTTTATCTTTTAAGCTGCACCGCCATCAGTTATTGTCCAACCATAAGTATTTATCAATGTGTTTCTCGCTGCTTCAGCTGCACCACCTGCTGTATATTGAGAGCTACCAAAATCACAAGTTAATCCGCTTCGTACAGTTTGCGCTGCCCACCCTATAAGTGTTGCGTCATAATTAGCGGTTGAAAGCGTAGCATTTGATAAAAATTCTATTAAATTATTCACTTGTGTCATATTCCAATTAGCTAAACTTTGGTCAAAACTTATTGCATTTCTAAACATTCTTTGCATATTAACATTCCCTCCATTTTTTATAGTCCAACTTCCAATAGGTTGATTAAAGTCATCTGCACTTTGAAACATCTCTTTAAAAGTATTAACATTACTTACGTCCCAATTACTTATATCTTGGTTAAATCTTTCTGCATCATCGAACATATCATTGAAAAGTGTAGCACTACTTACGTCCCAGTTTGTTATGTCCCCATTAAATTCTCTTGCCCTAAAAAAACACCCAGCAAAATTTGTTACGCTACTTACGTCCCAATTATTTAAGTTTCCATTAAAATCAAAAGCAGAATTAAAGGTATTATTTAAAGAAGTAATATTTTTTGGTTTATCAGTTGCGGTTGCGACTAAATTTCCACACCCCCTAAAAACTGCATCTGTATTTATTTCTAAAATACCCCAATTTTTTATATTACGCATAAAACTATTATCACCTGTATTATTAAATCTAAAACCTTGCAAAGTTCCTGTTATTTTTATTTCGTACTCTAAAAAATTTGCGTATGTATGTGTTTTTTCTGCTTGGTCAAAAGCGGTTATAGTATCTTTACTTCCGTCGCCCCAATCGACTACTATATCAACAGTTCCGTTATCAGTAAGCGGTAATGTAAATTG